CATCTTTGCACCAATCGAGTATGTAAGTAGTAATGTAAATTGGTAATTTTAATCTATTACCCATTTGTTTCACTTCTAATTCAGTGGTTAGGTTGATAGTTTTCAACATGTTGTTAGTTTGTTTCCATTCACTTAATATTTCATGGTTAGTATCACTATGTATCAGATAACCATTGTCCACTAATTTTATTATTTTAACTCTTTCCAGAGTCATGTGTTTCGGTGCACCATTGTTGATCTTAATAGTCACCATCATTTGACTAGTCGAACCCTCTAAACAGCATACCTCATCACCATATTTGATAATCAAATTGTTGTGCAAAAAATAGTTCACTAGTAAACCCCAATTTTTCTGTAGATTTGTCAATAACACGTTATCTAGTTTCTGTATTAATTTTTTATTTAGTAAATAAGTCAATGTCACTTCCAAACACTCACCTGAATTGTTGTCAACTAATACTTCTTCAGTCTCAACCACTAAACTTAACAATTTTTTGGAACCTTCAGTTACCAATTTGAGTGGTTTATGAGAGTAAGTTAATACTATTTTGTTGTTTATAGTTATCAAATTTTCTTTTTTGTATTTGGTATTATCTCTTATAATCACTTTGTCCCCTTGGACAGTTTGTAATTGTTCCTTAGAGATTTTAAGCAATCTACACTGATGAGAAACGTCTAAGTCTACAATTATCAAATTATTCATGAACTGTATTTTGTTATAATTGAAACTATAACCACCTAGTGTGCAAATTTCACCTTTCGGTATCAGAGTCAGAAATCTTTCATTTTCGATTTTGTTTTTAGATATTACAATTGAACTTAATTTCTCTGTTTTTAATAAATTGTTAACATAATCTACAAAATTATTAAATTGAATTGAGGTGTTTAAACTATAATTTAAGATTTTCTGTGATCTATCAAATTCTATTATTGTTTTTGAGTCCTTTCTGTTAGTCAAAAGGAAGTTTTTACTCAAGTGAATAAAATTTGAATGCAGTTCGTCATTCTCCGTTTTAATGCACTGATTACAAGTGATTTTAGTTCCAGAATTTGAAAAAATGAATATGTTATAATTTATATCATTTAACAATTCTTGGTCGTACTTGACATGTGGGCAGTTATATTCCTTACCCTCATTCTCTAAATCTAACAATGGGTAAAAACTGGACATTACGTTTCTGTTTTTCTTATTGTTCTTTATTCTCTTCTTCTTTTTATTTTTCTTGTGGACTGTTTTATGGAATGTCATTTCTTTTGATGGTAAATCAGATTTTTGTTCAGTGGTTTTGTCCTCTGAAATTGTGATTGAAGTTTTTTCTCTGATTAGTGGTTTTTGGGTCATTTCATTATCAATGACATTTTTGTTTTTAACATTTATTTCCTTGGTATTGATGACTTCATCATTTCCACTTGAGTCATTATTTTTCCCTTTAATGACCGCATCAATGGTTATCGGTTTTAATGATGAACTTAAATTGCTTTCTTCAAGTGGTGTTTTTAAGTTAACACTTTCCAAGTTTTCTTGTTTTTCAACTGATTCACTCTCATTTGAATTATTAAAATTTTGTTTATTTTCCTTTCTAGTTAAGTTCTCACCCTTAAATTCTAAGTTCTCCCATTCATCATCGTCATCATCACCGGGTTTATGGTCATCTGGTGAGTGGTTAGTCTCAGTTTCATTTCTTTCAAAACAGTCCAAGGTGACTGTTCTAATTACACTGTTCTCTTCTCTAACTACTACATTTGATTCTGTGATTTTCAACTGGTTTTTAAAGAAATTGAAGTTGT